GTAGGGCGACAGATCGAGCGCACCCCACGACAAACCGCCGCTGCCGTCGTTATAAAGATAACCGGCACTATTAGCTGGCAGAGAAAACCGCTTGACAAGGAATTGGGTATAGCCATCATCAAGCAAATCAGCCTGTGAAAAAAGAATCCCAGGCAAAAAAAGGAAAACCAGCAATATCTTTTTCATTAGTCTTTCTCCACTACCGCATTTACCTTAAATGTTCCAGTTGTGCCGCTTTGATAAGTTGTCGTGATATACATGCGGCTTGTCGCAGCAGGTACTTTTACACGAAACATGAGTTTGTCTGTGGTGTCAAACTTGATCGTGACAGGGCCAGCGCTTTCATCAGAGGCTCTTTCTCCAACCGCATAATAATCGGTGGATCCCCAGGATCCGGTAGGCATCCACTCGATCGTCATGTCAACGCTGGTTTCATCGCCCTTTGTATAGTCAATATAAAGGGTGACGTGTTGCCCGCGCACTCCTGGTCCAAATTCCGTTGAAATATTATAAACGGAATTCGCGCTTACTTGCGTTAGCGTGCTTGTACTTACGGCACCGAATGCTACCGCCCCACAAAGCATTAGATAAACAAATAATCTTTTCATCTTTGCCTCCTACATATACCACATTGTTATAAATAAATTTTGACTTGATCCAAGACGATTCTTAAATACCATTGGATCTTGACTCCCCGCAGTACAAATGCAAAACTTCGCGTCCGTATCCGCATTTGCCACCACATTAGCGGTGCTATTAAAAAGAGTCACTACACCAGACCCGTTTACACGAAACATGCCGTATTCCGTATTCCCACAAAATGCCATTCCCCATCCACCAGGAGCAACAAGTTCAAACGGCAAAGTATAGGTACCATCGTCATCGAGAGATCCTTTGTAACGGAATTCTTTTATTCTCGCCCCGGCATAAGCAACGAGGTTTGTCAAGTTGGTTTGAACGGCACCTATCAAGGTTGTTGCGCTCTCAAAGTCGGCCTGTAATTCTTCAAGCCGAGAGACAATGCTTCTTATTTTCGTGCTTATCTTCTGCAGATTCATGGCGCCGATTGGATCATCAAGATTCTTCTGCAGCTTCATGGATTCGGTCTCCCGCCTCTGAGCCTGAACATCTGCGCAAACTCCAACAGCTTCACGTATTCGCTGGTCGAGCAGTAAAGGCGCATTGCAAAGTCCGTCCCAACCGCATCGACTGGAATGCCAAGTGTTTTCACACGGCCATAGTCGAATCCCTCCAGTTCGTCACGGCCTTCCGTGGGTGCCGTTCCAGTTTCTCCTTCATGGGACATTGCGCTCACATAGGACGATAGCTCGACAAGCGTCCCCCTCCTGTATCGCTTGTGGTCAATCCCGATTTCAATGTTTATATCAACCTTGCCCGTAGCGTAGATCTGCGCAAACAGCATCCGCATTACCTTGTTCCGCTCCACCAAGCCAAGATTACTCCAGCAAGTGGCAAGCTCCCAGGCGATATCCTGCTTCTTCTCCACCCCGGCATGCGTGATTGAAATAACGTCCTGACCCTCATCCCGGTCATCAAGCTCCATGAAATATCCGTAGTATTCATCGGAGTAAAGCTGGACAAAGGACGCTACCAAGCGCGGAATATCATTCTCATCTGAAAGCAGGAAGAGCCTGATTGGATTGATCGGGAATTCCCACTTGAAAAAGCACCCCTTTATAACATCGTAACACCACAGGCGGATATTCCCGCGCCCATATTCATCTTCCCCCTTGTAAGGCGTCTTGCAAATAAAGAGTTGCCTTTTTGGGAAGAACACGGCGCACGTTTCATCCTTCCTTGAATGATCAAAATTATTCACGTAATCATCGAGGTTCCGTCCGATGGTTTCCTCCTGGCCCTCTGAATTTGTAGATGAATGGCCGCGTGAAAGATTCGTGACCTTTACCCCGTTTGTGATGCAGAACCCGACCTTCGTAGCAAACATAACGGCCTGTCCGTCTTCAATCAGGGCGTATGCCTTCGGATCAATAAGCCCTATTGTCCCGGAGATGCAGATAGATTCCAATTCCTCGATATTATTCAAGTCAATGGCGTACATGGAATCATCTTTCCAGACAATCGCCCAATCATTTGTCGCGCAAACGGCAACGGTATTCTGCCCGTCATCCTTTCCAATCGGGATAAAGTTGCCGGGAGGAACATTCTCTCCATGCCCCGGAGTCGAAAAGTAAAGCCCATCATCAACGAGATACCCCAGCCTATTGATCCCGCCAAAGGTAATCACTTGCTTGGAGTTCGGCGGCGGGTCATACTCTTCTGCAAGATCCTGGGCGCCGAGGGAATTGTCCGACAAGGTCAACGTGATCTGCGTGACCGTATCGGCAATCGCCGTGTTTGCAATCTCTGCCGCCTTGTAATAGACCGCGTCCAAAAGCTTCGTGCGGAAAACATAGATCCAATCAACTTGCTCATCCGAGCTTCGCAAAACATCAAGCACGATGCTTTGAGAGCTTCCCCCGCCGCTCAAGGTGATACTGATTTCATCGGAAAAGTTGCTATTGCATCCGCCATAGGTGCTTCGATAATAGCGGAGCTTTATATAGTAGTCGCCGTCCGACATTGAACCGCCGCTTGCAGATTGCGTTATCGAGGTTGTGGTCAAGGTTTGATCGTCCGTTGTCCCGTCACTTGTCAGATCTATCGCGGCGCCGCCAGCGGTTGCGGAAAGTTTTATTGTGTTTGCGTCAACAACAATCACGTAATAGGTGGTTCCGTCCGTCAAGCCGCCAGCATCGGAACCGCCGCCGTTGGCATAAACAACGCGCTGCTGGTTGTAAAGACCATGTGCCGCAATCGTAATCTCATCAGTAGAAATGTCAATGTCCGTTTGCGCCAAGGTGAATACCGTTCCATTGGCTACGACAACCGGAGCATCAATCCCGTTTTGATATACGCCGTCTCCATCCGTCCAAATCTTATCGCTGTCATCTTCGGTTCCATTTACCATGAAGGCCCGATTTTGATAGTTGCACCAAAAAGGTTTTCCTGTGGCCTTGAGAGCGGAATAGATTATTTCGAAACCGCTTATATCCCCGTTAGAATTAAGGTTCGCTTTATAGAGGTTTGCACCGGCTGTCGTAAAAACATTTTTCGTAAGAACATATTCTTTTGGTTCCGCGTCCTGCCAGGATCCAGACACGAATTCCTGTTTTAGTGCGCGAATCTTTAGCTCATGCAAGGATGTAGGCCCATCAATAGAAACGCTTGCCTGGTATGCTGCCGGTATCCCGAATAATGTTTCATCCGAAAGCATGGAAACAAGCGCTGCCGCCGAAACGGTTTCTGCGGAATAGGAATTCAGTTTAGTCTCGGTTGTGGAAAAATCACCGACAGCGGTTATCTTTTCTGCGACTTCGGCATTGTCATAAAAGTCATCAATAGTCAGGGAATTCAGCCAGTAAGCGCTAGGCGCCAACGCCTGGGTGTTATTCCCTGTCCCGGTTAGGTCTATTGCGCTTCCGCCCCAGGAGGCTGCAAGTTGTATTGTGTTCGCGTCAACGACAATGACGTAGTAGTTTGTATCGGCTGTAAGTCCACCTATCGCAGCCCCTCCACCAACATAATATGTGACCCTGTCATTGTCTTTCAGGGCGTGTCCGGTTATTGTAATCGTGTCATTGGCGGTTGAAACATCGGTTGTCGCAATCGTGAACGCGGCATGATCCCAGCTTGGGTTCGCCGCTTCCCAGGCCGCGACAAAGGCCACCATTGAATCGTAGTCCGAAAAGATCACGCGCCGCAGAATATCGAAACTTGTCTCCCTTCTTAGGAGATAATAATTCGTGTCAACAATGGTTGCCAATTCCTGAAGCTTCCATTCAAGAACGGCGATATTAACTCCGGAATAGCAAGAGCTTACATACAGTCTGAAATAGCGGTACGCGGTTGAATTGACAAAAGTAAATTCATTTTCAGAAGATCCGGAGATGCACTTGCCGGACGTGAGAGACGTCCATGCAGACGCATCGTTGGAGCCAAACAATTCAAAGTTCTCCACGCCGGAATCATTCGGCTGAATAATGAGTCGTGACGGAGTCTTGGTCACTCCAGCGCCGCAATCAAGTTGCAAGTATTCCGCGCTTGGAGGGCTTGAGTACGCCTTGAACGTGTAAATCTTCATGGCGTTCCGTGCATGATTGCTGGTATTCGTCAGCTTCACATAGCGATAGATGGTTGTATTCGTAAAAGAAAAGGTCTGTTCATCCGTGGTATTTGCCGCGTTGTCGGTATGAAGAAGCGTCCACGCGCTTCCATCATTTGATCCGTGAATCGTGAAGCCGTTGAAATTGTTTGCCGGTACCTTGAACTTTACCTGGTTGATGGCCCATGCAATCCCGGCGCCCAGGTCAAGTTTTACCCAGGCCGAATGATCATCCGTTGTCGCGGACATCGCCGTAGTGTACGGCCCATATCCATTGGCGTTCCATCCGATCAGGCGCACGTAATAAAGCTGCTTGTACTTGAGGCCAGTCAGCGTGTAGGTCTTGACCCCAGCCGCGACATAGGCTGGAGATGGGTTCGTGTAGGTGCCATCCGCTTCCTTGTACTGGATATAGACCCTGGTGCAATCAACCTCGCTCGTCCAATCTATCTATCTTAATGCTGGTTGTCCCGAGGACGGTCAAGGTTGCGCCACCGATCAATTCCGGCATGTTCAAGGTCGTGGTTGTTACGCTCGTTCCGGTAGTCAGCCCATAAGCGGACGTGTATGCCTTGATTGTGAAGGTATAGGAAACGCCCTCGCTTAATCCGATTGCGGTATAAGACCGCGCACTCCCGGCCAGAGTGGCGATCAGGGTTGAGCCGCGATAGACATTCATGCTTTCGGCGCCAGTACCGGAGTAACTCCAAGTCAGGGCGACCTCGTCCTCTCCTGGCGTGGCTGCAGCTCCTGTTGGATTCGTTAGTGTAGTCGTTGCATTGACAATAGAAGATGAACCGCCATCAAGACCGGCGTTCCACTCAGCCGCGACATAGAAATAATATTTCTTGCCATCAGTCAGATCTATCTTGTTGTACGAAGTCGCGCTCGCGCTCAGAGAAATGGACGCGTAGGAGCCACCATCAATCTTCCACCAAAGATAGAGCGCGGTGTACGGCCCGTTGTTCGACCAGGAAACATTGATCTGCGATCCACTTGCCGCGACAGCAGAAACGCCAGAAGGTGCGGAGGCCATTATATCACCGCTTCCCAGTAAGTCGCGTCATTCCCATCATTCATGTTCGTGGGACTTGCTCCGGAACTGGCCGTCATTGTCCCGGCAAGCGCCTTGTCTGCCTCCATTTCCCAATAGGTTTCATCGTCATCGTCATTCGCGTTGCTGGCCGGATTACTGGCTCCGGCAGATGAAGCGGTAAGTGTTCCTGCAGGGACAAAGTTTGTGTCATAGACAGGAAGAGCGCCCTCAAAGGCAAGAAGATACCCATAAACATAGAGGTCTTCTTTGCCTATCGCGGCCTTCGGGTTCAAAACGCGGCTTCCACCTCTTGTGAACGGCCTTCCCTTTGAATCAAGGATCAGATTCTTGCATCGCAGAAGCTCGCTGTTCCCTCCATTGTTATCCGTATTCACGCCTCCCGAAAAATCAGAAAGCCGAAAGGCTTTCAGCTCCTTCGGGTTAAACTTTATCATGGCTACCAGCTACGATTGTACGGGTCCAGCGAAACCAAAGGCTGCGGTGCTGGCCTGGGAGCGGGAAGACCTCCAAATCCACCCATCGGATTAACAGGAGAGGCGCCAGGGGCGGCCATCGGATTCGCAAGCCCGCCAAATCCAGCCATCGGGTTCTGCGGGGCAACCATCGGGGCCGGAGCCGGTACCGGAACAGGCTGCGGTACAGGCTGGGGCATCACTCTGGGCGCGGGTGCCGGTGCAGGAGGCTGTACGGGCGTCACGGCTGGCTGCATCCTCGGCGCCGAAGCGGGAGTTACCGGCCTTGACGCGGCATACTGGCCCCTCGGAGGGCGCCGCGCCGGTGTTGCAGGAGCCGGAGGGACAACCGTCCCATTGGCCCGGTCAATCGCCCGCTTCTGGACTTCATCCTTGCCTATGTACCTCTGGAACGGACGAAAGCTTACTGGCTCCCGACCTTCATTCGCACTTTCCGCAACCTCGTTCTGTGGACGCTGGAATAGACTAAGCATGTTCACCTCCGCTAGTCAAGATCACTCGTTTCATGGACGGATTCGCCCATTTGCTCCGGTTCTCCGGTTATTCTGTTGCCGCAGAAAGTCTCCTTGAAGTCCTTCCAGTATTCGGCAAGCTCATACCGGATATCGGAAAGGTCAGCCTCATCCTTGATCATCGAGGTCCTGCAAGCCTCAAGCGCGATCATTGGCTCAAAGCCCTCGATGAAATCAATCTCCGTATCACTCGCGGTTATCTCGGTTGGGAAATAATAGTACCAAAGCGTATAAGCATAGGCGGCGTTGGGAATGGGGGCAAAGTAGAGGTGGTTCCCGGCAACTGCGATTCTGCTCGGCTTTCCCGTTGCCGTGTCATAGAACAACCGGATATCGCCGCGCTTCAGCGGCTTTTCGTTGCCGTACTGAATGCGGTCAATCTTGCCAATGCATTTCGCGGCGCCGCTATAAAGCGTCCCGTCAGGAAACTTATACGCTCTGGTACCCGAAACCGTTGTTAGGGTGCAGCTTGTGTAGAAGATCCTGTCCACCTGGGGAATGATCTTGAGAACAAGGCGCTGCATTGCCTTGTTCAAATTGACAAGTATTCGCGGCGCATTCCAAAAGTCGGGGTCCGCTTCGTGCAAATGCTCGCGCACCATTTCAACAAGTTCGTTCCCTGTCATCATCTTGTCACCCCATCATGAAGTTTCGCTTGCCTTCACTTTCGTACTTGTCGGCATCCCGCAGATGCTTCCTCTCTTCGGCTTTGAATTCATCATGCTTCTTGTCGAGCAACGCCATCTTTTCCACGTAGGCCAAATCAAGGTCTTCCTTGAGACGCCGGATACCGCCACGATCAAGCCGCCAAAGAGCTTCTCGCACACGCAGCGCATCTATCTTCTGCCCTTTCACAAACTCGATCAAGATATCGGCGCGGTCCCGCAAGGTGACAATGTAGTTTTCATCCTCCCGGTTCCAATAAACATCCAGGCCGTACCCGGTAGCCCTGGAAATCTCCCCTGCCTCCCTGCTGCGGCGGCTGAGATACGGATAGTCCCTGATGGTCTGTATCACTTGCGTACCTTCGCGGGAATCTTCTCCCGCAGAGAAGCAGACTTGCGCCGACCTTCGACCTGGACAGGCTTGGAAATCGGCAATTCCTCATCTTCCTCGCCGCCATCTGGCATTACCGGGTTCGTTCCCGTTTCCGATACAATCAAAACAGGTTCCGCCTTCCGCTCCGGTTCAGGTTGCTTTACCGAAAGCGTGTGCGCCATTTCCTTCTTTTCGTGTTCTGCGATCTTCCTTATGTATTCCTTAAGCTGCGCTTCCAGCAGCCGCTCCGCTTCGCTCTTGGGCTTGCGCATGATCAGGTCGAGCTTGATATCCGCTTCCAGGTCAGAGGTTTCCGTCTTGACCGGCTTGGGCGCCGGTGCTGTTCCCGTCAGAAGCATGCGCATGGCGTTGACCGCGACACGCCGGAGATACGGACTCCAAGACGGCCCGTTGTTCTGCTCATTGAATTTCGCGATCATGGCCTCCTTGGTTTCGCAAGGCCGGAATCGCTCAATCATCGAAAGTAGTTCCTCAGATGGCGGCGCCGGTTTGACAACTTTCTTTTCCACAACGCGTTCAATAATCGTGTCGCTCATCTTTCCTCCTATTTCTCCCCAGCCTTGATTGCTTCGTCAATGATCTCGATAAGCTGGGCCTTTCCGGACACGACAAGGAGTTCTGTTTTCATCAGAACGTCCCGCAGAAATTCCGCGTCCGCCTTGTCCATCTCAAGCGGCTTGCCGTCATTCGCCTTCACTGCCCAATTCCACAGTTTCACCGGATTGGATGAATTCTGCGCCTGGGCCAGGACAAAGGCTAGAAGCTCTGAAAGCAGGGTTGCTCCTTCCTGCCCCTTCACAAGCTTCATCTTCTTGTTGAAATCCATCTTCAGCATTTTATACTCCTTTGGATTGGGGGGCCTTGGGCGCCCCCCATCCTTGGTTACTGTTTAGGACCCGGTGATGTACGGGATATACCGGACGCCAACGCCCTCGATGTAAATGCGGATCGCTCCGCCCTGAGTGCTTGCCGTCAGATTGGAGTCCACAAGGCCATTGGTCGCGTGAACGCAACCGGCGCCAAAGCGAACCCAAACAACGTCATTGTCGGCCTGCAGCGTGGCAAGGCCGGTGGCGTTCCCGGTGATATCGCAATACATGTGGGCCAGATTGCCGCCCACCGCAGACGCGGTGCCATCGGCGTAGATCTCCGCCATGATGACGGAGTTGGTCCCCGTCAGGCTCGCGCTGGGAACGTGGTAAGTGAAGCGCCCAGCGTTGCACAGGCCGGTGCAATTCCCGCTCCCGGTATGGCTGATGCTGGAATGGATGCCGTTGATGGCGCTGGAAGCGCCGCCAGCAGCGGCGGAGTTGGTCGTGAAGAACCGGCCAGCCTCGCCGCCAGCACCGCCCGTCAGGTACAAGCGAGAATAGATGTTGCGAACGTCACCGGAGGCAACGGAGTTGGTGATGTACTGCTGGATCGCATTCCCGGCAGTCGTATAGGCAATCGGAGTTCCCGAAATGCCCCACTTGATATAGGCGCCGGTGGTATAGTTCCAGATGCCCGTCAGCAAGGTCGTGGGCTTCGGGGCCACCTTGAAATAATCGGCCAGCGTACCAGCGGAAACGGTCCCGCTCTGAGTGAAGAATGAATTGAAGCCGTTCATGTTCTACCTCCTAGCTCGAAATGGCATCGCCGGTGATATCCTTCAGGACCGAGTTCTTCATGTTGTTGAGGCACACAAGGTTCATGTACCACAGCATACGGCCCCAATAGGTATCGGTGGTTTTGTCCCGAACCAGCTTGCCACCGCCTTCCATGTCCCACTGCAGCTTGAAGGCTTCGCGGATTTCCAGAGTCTTCTTCGTCAGGAAGTACATGCTTCCGGACGGGCAATCGTCCGCCACGCGCAGCGTCATTTCCTGGCCAGCATACACGAACTTAACGTCCTTGGCAAAACCAGCCTTGGAAACAACGTAGTCGGTGCCGGACCCCTTGCTCTCCAGTAGCAGAACAAACGAACCGAAAGTCGCCGGATCGCAAATGATCAGGTCAGGGTATTCCCCGGTGAAAGCCTTGTGGGTGCGGATGTGCTGGATCAGCAGGATCGAGGTCAGGTAGCGGCCCGAGCCGGAGTTGTCGTTGTAGTAGCTCTTCCAAGCCTCGTACCCGGCAGCGGTACGGTCAATGCCCTGGTACAGCGAATGAACGCCGTTGTCCTCGTTGACGTGGATCTGCAGCCCCCAAGGATCAATGTCGTAGCCGGAGGAGTATCCGCCGTAACGATAAACCCAGGAATCATTGGCCACAGCCGAAGCATCTCCCCGAACCGTGAAGGTCGTGCTGGACGGCACCGAGACAACCTCATAGGCGGTAGGCCCATCGGCAAGCTCGGTAGCGGAGAACTGGACGTCCATGCCGGGGAAGATATGATGCGAGGAACCGTGGTCGAAAGTCACCGTGGTGAGTCCGGTGCCAGCCGAGTAGCTGGGAGAGCCGTTGACCTGGCAGCGCCGACCAGAACCGTCACCCCAGAGGATGAAATTCATTTCCTCGAGGCCGCCCTTCATGGCATCGTCAAAGCCATCGGCAATGAGGTCAATCTTCGCGCCTTTGCTGCGAGTCTGCCGCATCTCAGGGCCGGAAAAGTCAACCGGCACGTAGAAATACCGCAGCCCAGCCGAGGTTTCCTTGAACACGCGGGTCTTGGCCACAGGCAGGGTCCCGCGTTCCTTTGCGGTACCAGCGGAACGGTTGCGCTGCAGCTTGTGGTACAGAAGAATCTGCCGACCAACAACGTCCTTGGAAGACGTTTTCAACTGATCGAGCAGAAACGTTTCGTTATAGAACATATCCTGACAGCCGGGGACGATAAAATCGTTAATGATCGGCCACAGGTATGAAGTCGTTGAAGTCCCGACAATTTCAGTTGCCATTTTTTCCTCCTATCGCGTAATGCCGTATTTCTCCTTCGCCGCTTCGATGGCTTCGGCAATGTTCTTGAATTTCTTGGGCTTCTGGCCCTGTGCTGGGAGCTTTGTCGGAGGGAGACTGTCACCGGAGATTGTTTCCTCTTCGTGCCGCTTCTTTGTCGCCTTGTATTCCTCAATGGCGAGACGCTTGATTTCCACTTCGCGCCTCTTCCCTTCCGGCGAATTCCAAAAGTTTTGCTGCGCAGCCTTGAGTACCATCCGCAGGTCCGCCATTGCGTTCCGCATTTGGTAGGCTTCTCCATGCTGCCGCTGCCCCTCGTTCAAAAGCAGGACGCCCAGGAATTTCGCTCCTTCCGGAATGTCTTCCCCGCGCTCCCTTTCAAACGCCGCTTCTGCGGCTTCCCAGCGCTCATCCGATCCCCTTTTCTTGAACGCGCCCTCGATCTCATCGAGCTTCCTCTTCATGGCGTTTCGGTCATCAATGATGCCCTGCAGCAATTCATGTTGCTGCCTCTGTTCATCGGTTGCGAATTCAGGCAGGGGCGGAAGCTTGAACTCCTTCACATCGCTTCCGGCATGGACAAGCGGCTTCAAGTCCACGCCGTTCTGTATAGCAAAACGGACCAGCTTGTCGGGATTGGAAAGCATGTCGGCTACACGGCGTTCCTTGTTTCTCAGCATTTGCGTTAGCTGGGTATAATGCTTCTGCATCATGTATCCAGCCTTCAGCTTTTTGAAATCAACTTCCTCTTCGCCGTACACCGTCCTTACCTTCCACGTTCCGGTAGGTTCCCCTTCCGTACTCCCTTCCGATTCTGGAGAAGATCCTTCGATCACAGTCCTGGTCCCCTTGTCCGATGCTTCCGGTTCCGGCTCTGTCGCTGGAGGGGCTTCATCGTCTGTCCCTTCAACCAGTTTGCCTTCATCCTTGGCGCCTTCGGTTCCCTGGTTACTGACAAGGTTGTTCTTCTCAAAATCGTCAAAGCTGACTCCGTCTTCCTCGTCCTTGTTCGTATTTTTTTCTCCCATGTCCTCGATAAGTGAAGTTTCCTGCGGATCTTCCTCGTCATTGATCATCATGGGATCAATCGGCTCGGATGGCTTGAGGGGCTTCCCCGTCTTGAATGCTTCACGAATCGTTTCCTTAATGCTCTTGGCCACGCTATCTCTCCCCGACTTGTTCAGGGTTCACGTTGGATTGCCCTGAATGTCTCATTGCATGCCCTCTTCAACCGGCATCTCTCCGCCCTGCGGCGGACCGGATGCCAGCATCATGTTCTCGTTGACCTCCGCGCTCGGCATGGCGGGACCGGACTCGGCGCCGCCCGGTGGCGGAGGCGGAGGCGTATTCCCTCCAGGCTGCTGCTGTTGCTGCTGTTGCGCAAGAAGATCCTTGTGCCTCTTCCAGCGCTCACGGAATATATTCTTCAATTCCTCTTCCTTTTCCTCAAAGTCTGGGTTCAGCATGAATTCTTCCAAGGCTCGAATATGGATCTCATGGTTGTCGAATTCCTCGATCTTCGGCACCCTACGTTGGTTCACAATCGTATCAATCACCCATTGCGCTCTGCGCTCATGCGCGGAGTCAAGCTGATAGACCTCATCAATCTGCCCGAACTCCAGGGCTTGCATGACCTTCTTGGCCGACTTGCTGCCTTTCTCGGAATCCTGGATGATGCCCTTCTCATAAAGAGACATGATGCCTTCCACCTTCGCGGCAGCGGAGGTGTTGAACGCGGAACCGATCTGCAGCTTCACGTCCACCGCGCCATCGAGGTCGGAATTCTTGAACTTCACGACCTCATGTTTGCGACCTTCACCGGCGATGTTGATGATCCGTTCCTCGACATAGTATTCTTTCGCCATCTTCAGGACGAACTGGCCAAGAATCCCCATCGTGGACTTGAGGCTGCGCATCACCGGGGAATGGGAAACCATCTCGGAATCCTGCAAGAGCTTCAAGGCCGAACCGCTCATCTGGGACCCGCGCTCGGGAAGCTGCCCCATTGAAACCTCATGCACCCCGCCAACGTCCTGCATCGTGCCGCTCAAGAAAGAGAGATACTCCCTGATGTAACTCGGCATCGAGGGGACCTGGACAACCTCCGGCTTGCCGCCTCCGCTGGGATTGAAATAGAAGGTGTGAACCTTGTCGCTCTCCATGTCGGTGGCCTTGACGGAGGACCCCATCGGGAGGCCGATCTTGAACGCGGCGGTCTTGATGATGTTCTCCATCGTGAGCGAACAAATCTTGTTCACTTCCTTGTTCAGGGGAATCTGATCATCGGCTGCGGACATTCCGTGAAGGCGCCCATGAACCGGTTCCCATATCAAGGGGACGTAATTCATGGAGAAGAAACGCCCGAACTTGTGGTACGGATTATCGCCGTATTTCGCCATGAGATCCATGTTGATCAAGATGGCCTTCTTCCCCTTTGGATACCGGCCCTCTGAACGCGCCACGAATTCCAGAACGAAAGCCTTGTTCTTGTAGGAGTTGTGATTATTGTAGTAATAGTCCATCGTGTAGATGTTTCGTTCCTGGTTCTGCGGGTTGTTGTGCCAGGGCTTGATCTTTCCCTTCAGGCCCTTGAACAGACGCTCCAGCTTGTCTATGTCCTGCAAGTAGGCATGGAGGCACCACTCCATGTCCCACCAAGTTGTTGCCGATGGATCAGGAAGAATTTCAAAATCGTCATGAATGCTGATCTGAATGTCGCCGTCCCCTCCCTTGAGCAGGGGATTCCACGCCGGTTTGAACCATGCCGTCCCGTTGGCGTATGCGGTCTTCAGGGCAATATACGTCTTGCCGGTAAGGTCTATCTCGTTCTGCGCGTAAAGGTTGTCGAAAATGATGTTGGATATCCTGGCCGTCTTCAGGTCGTTGACCGAGATGCCAGCCGGTACCGCCCTGAGAACCGGCTCTTCCTTCATCACCTTGGCCACGGATATCAACTGATTGCGCTTGATCAGGTTGACCCGGCTGCGGTACCTCTCCTTCTCGCCCCACGGAACCTTCTGCAGCTTGTCCGGCGATCCACCGATATCCAGGTAGTGATAGCCGTCTATGAACGCCTTCTGATAGGCCCGCCTGAGATGCTCCATCCCCTTCAGCGGATGGTTCTCATACTGGTCTATCATGAACTGCTTGACCTCTTCCAATTCCTGTCGCTCTTCTTTTGAACTTTTCTTTTCCTTTGGCAGATCCTTTTCCTCGACTTCGCTGGCACCAGGAAGAAACTTGAATAATGCTTCAAGACCCATGATTACTCCGCGAAGATGTCTTCGATTTCAAATTCGTGATGCTCAACCGGCGCCTCCTTGCCCTTTTTCAGAAAGTCCTCCGGCAAGAATCCACCGAACAACTCGTAGATAGCAGTTAGTTTTCTATCCATCGTTACCAATATTTTGTATTGTTTGACAAAAAATGTCAACTCTGCGACTTTTATACACAGAAAAACCACGCTAAAAATTGTCAAGCCAAGCAGGATATTCTCCATCGTAACCTCCCCTTTCTTCCTCGATTCTCTTCCGCTGCAGCGCATCGCATCTCTTGATCACGGCGCCCATGTCCCTCTTATCCGGAATGACAACGCTGAAGTCATCATCGTCCGCGATGTCGGCTTCCATCTCGCGCTCGCGCTCCATCGCCTCTTCTTCGATCTGCTCATCCGAAAGCTCCACGTGGTCTATTTGGTAGGCGGCGGCATCAACGACATTGTCCTTGCCCCGCGAGGTCCCGTACCAATCGAACATTTCCGCAAGCAGCGGATCATTCTTGCCTTTAACGAAATCCATTAGGCCGGTTTCGTAGTATGGAATCATGCGCCCAATGCGGTCATCCTTGTTTCTCGACTTGTCCGGAAGGTTGATAATCTCCAGGGATCGCCCGGTGCGCATCTGCACTTCCCAGAAATAGAGCTTCACCAATTCAAAGACCTTGCTCTCGATGGCCGTCTTGTACTCCGCGCACTTTGAATACTTGCGCTTCAACTGCCACAGCCGTTCAAACAACTCATTGGCCGTACAGTAGATCATTTCCGATTCCAGGTACGTGATCCTGGCGCCTTTCCGGTGAACGGCAACCGTGATGCCAACGGCGTCATTGGAGGTCTTCACGGTATAGGCCATGTCAACCGTAGTCACGACCTTGTTGTTGAGCAACTCCGGCTGGACCTCCTTGAATTCAACCTCGCGCAGCTTGTCCCTGGAGAACTGCATGGGGTTGCTTGTCTTGGCGTCCAGCATGTATTGAGTCAGCCAGGTTTGATAGGCATTGCGCCGGATATAGAACTGCTTCCTGCGGTTCAGCCATTCGGTTGACCAGCGTTCCTCCCAGATGGACACGCCCTCCGGCAAGCCCAGGTCCTTCCCCATTCCAGGCACCATGCGGCTGTCCACGATGGCCGGGTACTTGATCAACTCCACGTCCTCCTTGACCTCCATCAGCCCGGTAAGGAACGTGTGCGCAGCCAAGGGCGTCCCGATCACGATGATCTTGGCCGGTCTGCCGTACTCGTCTCCGGCCTCCGCAGCCGGAACGATCTCGGTATTGAACTTGTCTTCCAGCGCCTTGATTATATCCTTGTTCTTCACCGTATCCAGCGTCTCGATATCGTCCATGATGATCAGGTCAGGACGGCTTTTCCATTCAGACAAGCCGAAAGACGATTGCTCGGCGCCAGCTATCTGCACAAGGCAATCAATCCCCCACTTGTCGGAATGGAGATGGATCATGGTTTGGCTCCAGAACTGCCCCTTGAGGTCGCCAAAGATCCGCATGAAGGTCTTGCTCTTGAACGCCCTCTTGATATCACGGAGAACCTGCTTGCCCTTCTTTTCGCAATAAGATATATGCAGGACGTATTGCGTCTTGCGGAACATGATACGCCACACAATATACCCCAGCGACAGCAGCTTCGTCTTACCGAATTCGCGTGGGATAGCCACCACCGCATACGGCTTCTTGGTTGCCTCGATCCGCTCAACAGTCCGCTTATGGAACTTTACAAACGGCCTGTAGAAGACTTGCCCAGGCCCTCCGAACACGGTTGACATGAAGAATATCGGGTCCCTGGAAAAGGCCCGTAACAATAATTCATTCTTTGCCTTGGGGTCCAATGGCAAAGGCATCAATTCTCCTGGTCTTCCACGATGGAAGCCGCCTCGCCAAGAATCTCCGGATCAAAAGTATTGGAGAAATCCTCCGTCCCCTCGGGCGGCGTATATTTCCCAGCCAGCTTCATCAATTCCTTCCAGGCGTTGAAATCCCCCACAATCACCTTCGCCAGCCCCATCCTCGCCAAGTACGGCAGGGCAAGCTTCAGCATCTTGTTCACCGATCCGTGGATGTCATTGATGAACCAATCGGACTCCATCCATTCCCGCCCCTCCACCATCGTGATCCCCAGCACCTTGCACAGCGTATAGAAATCCTTCGGCTCCCGGCTCTTCGGGTCCGCCGCAAACCATTGCGTGAATATCAGCTTTTGAACTCTCGGATCTTTCTTGGCGTCCTGTCCATTCGTTTGCGCCATCTCATCCAGAAACTTCCCGGCATCATACCCTTGGTCCCCCAGCAGCATGTGAATGATCTCTTGCGCCTCTTGCGACTCCTTGGCCTTGAGAACTTCCTTCGGCAGCGCGGCTTGGTCCGCCGCCTCCTTCATCTTTTTGAATTCCTTCTTGCTCACAGGCCGGACGCCCTTCCCTCTCTTCCACGCCTCCGATACCCCCTTCCCCCTCTTCTCCTCAAACGCCGCCGTCTCCTCCGCACTCACCTTCCCCATCTTCTGCCCATGCCGAAAACAATACCCGTACCACGAACTCTCCTTGCTCTTCTGCACTATCTTGTTCCTACACCCAGGATACTTACATACCATGCCATATCAATTACATCTATTTCCCACTCCTGTCAACTCCAAACTTCTACTGTTCTTCTCTTATCTCTTATTCTTTATTATACGTAATTAAACTCTTATCTCTTGTTCTTAATCATACGTAGGTACACTAAGAATATTCTCAGCGCTATACTCAAGAATATTCAACTCTATAATAAATAAACTCTTATTCTTAATTATCTGCCCTACTATTATATAATAATAGTAATCAACCCCTTATCATGAAAAAATTCCACAAAACTTGTAAGAAAGGTATCCCTTTTACCAAGAACAGGTCCGACTAACTATCCACCATCATCCCTAGACCATCATTCGCTGCCCCATACTAAGACAAATTCCCTCCGCTTTGAAAAACAATCGTGTCACGAATTAAAGAATCGTGCTACGAATTATCCGGAATGGGAAGATTCCTTTGCCTTGATTTTATTGGGGGATTGTAATGATGCGGATATCCATGCATGCGTATTTATAAGTCTCAGGTATTAGGGGTGATGTAGTGGTAGTGATAAGATGCTGCTCAAGGCCGCAGCAGCGCTTCCGCGCTAGTCTGGCCAGCCCCGAAGCGGGGCGGGCATCGGTAATAAATCTCGTGAAGAAACAGATTCCCGCTTCGCACTTAGTTACGCTCGCGTCTTAGGCAATGCGCCTGCCCGAAAATCCGAAGACGGATTTTCTCCGAGGCCATCGGCGCTTATTTTGTCTTTACTGCTCCCGGCTCGCTAGCACAAGAGGCGTCTTCCGTTGACAAAAGCAATCCCTAAAGGGCAGGAAAGGCTTCGGCGTTTTCCACAGACTTTTCCACATTTCATCATAACAATCTTTTGTCTTTTCCACAATGCAATCATAGCCTGAAACGCTGTGTTGATAAGACTTTCCGAGCCTGTACAATTTTTGTTATTTTTCGCGCCGTTTTTTTGTCAACTCCTCGATGCACTGAAATTGCCGCGCCTTGCCTATATTGAATCCCCAATAATGACGGGCATTTCCCAGTGTTTTTTTGTCGCGCCGTAGTTGTACTTTGGCATGCGGTATGCTTCCATATTAACACCGCCGCATGGCTTGGCCGCCTTGCGAGTGATCCTTGACTTGTCAGGATGATGGACTGAGAAAACATGATACCGCTTGCATACCCGCCGCAACGGTACAAAAAAAAACCAAAGGAGAAAAAACACCATGTCTAAGAAAACCAAGACCGCGACCACCGAGACGAAGCAGACCGAGAAGCAGACCGCCGCCCCTGTCAACCCGGTTGACGCCTTCCGCGCCGATCTCTTGACGGGCAGGGAGAAACCGGCGAACCTCTCCCATCTGGAGAACGCCGCCGCGAATGATCCCTACCTTGCGGCCCGTTGCGCGTGGGTGGAACAACTGAACCGGGAGGCGCTGTCAGACTTTCCCAACGTAGCGCGTACCCTGGGAACCTTGCGCGAAGCCTATGGTCTCGACTTCCGCCGCTATATTACCGCCTACATGGAGAAAATCGGAAAGGCGGTGGAGATGGACGAACGCACCGAAAACAACATCCGCCGAATGGCCGAAAAACTGCTTTCGAACACAGAATACAGCACCGGATATTCGGCCAATGTGCAAGGCTTGACCGCTGGACAAGTACCGCTCAATCCAGAGCAGATGCGCGAACGCGCCAATGCCTTTTCGTTCCTGCTCACCCGCGCCTTGTTCGGCTGGCGGCCGGTCCTGCACTGGGGAATCACCGACAACAACCCCCGGATCACCTGGGCGAAGATTTAGCCCATGACCCCCGCACAACTCACCGCCGCCGCAGATGCGCTATTAGCGCCGCCACCCGCGCCGCCCCTATCAGAAGAAGAAGCACGCTTTAAGAAAGAATGCCGCCGCGCTTTGTATTTCGACATCCCCCCAGACTTGCGCCGACTAGGCGCTGCCGTCATCTTCCTATCCGACCTCCGAATGCACGAGCTAATGAGCGAAACCGCAAGGGAAATGCAAGAGGCGCACGGCTTAGAACTTGACGCAGACCCGCAACGACTAGACGGCGCACGCCTTGAATGCCTGCACGAAGGCGAAACAAACGAGTTTCCGCTAGATGAAAGAGAACGCGCCCGCCCGGTCTCCGTGTTCCTAAATGACCCACTACCAGATGAGGCTTGACGATGGAAAGAAAAAAAGACGACGACTTAACGGCGCTTGAAATTGCCTTGATTCTTTTCCTTCTCGCCCTCGCCGCCATCTGTTAACACCGATCAGCACCGGCGCCGCTCCCATAGGGCGCCGGTGGCTTTTCCACATTTCCACATTTTTTCGCGGAAGAAGAAAAGGAAGAATATTTGAATATGTTCTTTCTAAGAAATGAAGCCATTTTAAGAGAACTTGTAGGAAACCCCAAAACGTTTGCAGCCTCATTTTTTCTTACCAAAATTTTCCGAAACGCTTGAAACTCTTTTTTCTTTTTTTTGTCCTTTTTTGAATATAATCATAGGAGGCGAAAATGATTCTCAAGAAACTGCTCGACTGGATGCGCAAGCCCATCAAAGACCACTTGCCGGGAAAACCCAACCTGGACAAGACGACCACGAACCTGATCCAGAAATTCAAGGGCCAGGGACCGACCAAAGAACAGCAGATCCGCTGGGCGAAATGGACGCGGCGCGAAAAAATCGCCAAGAAATCCAGGAAGATCAACTATGCGCGTTGTCATTGAAATCATCGGCGGCACACCCTGGATCAAGGAGAAACCCAAGGGCATTGAATTGGAAATCATTGATTATGATTCCGATGAATGCCCTGATGGAGAAGTTTCCGTGTATGGAGAAAATGAAGATATCTAGCAATCATCCGTAAAATTAAGAAATAGGAGAAAAACATGCAATGCCATTTCTGTTTAAGAAAAGTAAAGACAACGCTCTGCATCACCACGGCGTACGGCGCCACAAGAATTGCATGCCTTGTCTGCCATGCAAAGATCAAAGGAAAACCCTGGCGACTCAAAAGGTTCTTCCAAGCCATTGGTCTTTACAATAAGGGGAAATGATTTTCTTTTTTCTTTGTCCCTTTAAGGAGGAAGAATGAAAGAATACGAAGTGCTTGAGAAACATTGCGAAATCCTTCTCAAGTGGCTTATATTTATGACGGGAAAACTCTCCAGATTATCAAAGGAAGACAACCTTGATCAGTATTGGATATTATCAAAAAAATGGGACCATTACTATGCCATACACCGACATTTGCAGAAAGTAAGATACAGGCTTATGCTAAAAGAGTATTCTGTACGCGTACAAACACCCCAAGAGAGGAAAAAAGGGGAGGAACCAGTATGAACCACGGCAAAACTGAGATCGAGGCTCAGAAAGAATCCTCGCAAGAAATGAGTCTGGAGCAATTCGCTTGTGAGTTAATAAATTTTTACCTGAATCCTCCCAATCGGATGGAAAAGATAGAACAATTCATGGACCCATATGAAGAAATGGAGGCAGCAATGATCAAAAGCGGAATCATTCTCTTTGCAGAGGGTTATCTTAAGCGCAGGGGCCTGATGAAATGAAAGAGCTACCGGCAAAAACCGAGTCAACGATCAAAGGCCCATGCGGTGCCTGCGGCTGGGGAATATGGGAAACAATTCTGTATGCCTCCGAACCCCAAGGCCGTCCGGCCACGACAAGAATCTTCAGGTGTATCAAAACAGAGGGATGGTGTAATTGGGAAATGAAATACAAGGAGCGATCCAATGACGCGCAATGAAAAGATCGCGGAGAAGATGGGGTGGACGATTTCTGATTATATTGATGGTGGCTATGATATTTCGGACATTGGTAAAAACGATGCAGCCGGTCATTGGCTCTCCCACCTTCTGATCGAGCGGATGGTGGGGGATGGGTGGAAGATTACTATGATAAATTGGCCCCCGATTGCTGGGCAAAAACCATTTAAGAAATTCACTTTTTATGCCGAAAAATTTACTGACGAAAGAAGTTTCGTGGATTTCAAATCAGAGCATAACGACTTCCCCGCCGCCGTTGTCGAGTTGTTTTGCCGCGTGTATGGCATAAAGGAGGATTGAATGAAACTGGATGAAACTTATTTTGAAGTAAGGTTGTCACAACTTGACGATTCGGCATTTGACAAATTGGCAATCCTAAAGCGGATCGCCCGTGATGCGGCTGAGGCGCAGATGAATAAATGTATCGAAGAATTAGATATGCAACCATATAGATCAATGAATAGGTCTGAATTAAATGCTGCCATTCGCTCCGCCGCGCTCGCCATCCCTGACGGGGAGTAGGGGGATAAAATGAGATTGCTCGTGTTAAAAACGTATCGTTGGGGTAATCGGCAGAATATGCTTTTTTATCAAGACGGATTATTTGGCATTGGGTTGTGGGGTTTATTTTTTTATTTTGTATGTTCCAAGAAAAAATATAAAGAATATGCCGACCGGCTTTCTCGTAATGCTAGGGTGAGCAGGGAAATAGGTTCGTGGCCGATCCCTTATTCGTGGTTGACAAAATGACCCCCTACCGCTGCCACAAGTGCCGCCGCCGTACCAGCGACCTGATGTTCTGCCCGGTGTGCAAGCGGACGGTGTGTATGGCGTGTGTGGTGAATAAGATAGGCGAGGTTAAATATGCCAGTGGTAAATATGTTTGCGATAAATGCAAAACAAGGAGGCCAGCATGAACAAAGACGGAGGGGCGGCGTTTCCGGTTCACAAAGATGTGGAGATGGGATGGGAGGGCATGACCATGCGGCAGGCGTACAAGTTGGCGGCATTGCAGGGGATACTGTCATCCCCGTTATTGAACCCATCATTTGTAAGAGAGAAGTCGGCAAAAGAACAAGGTGAATGGCTCCGGAGTTCTGTTTCCAGAATTGCCGATATTATGCTCGCCGATGACGCGGCGCATGAAAAGGAGGACAAATGAGCGGCTATTGCCCAAACAGTATGCCCGGTAAGTATTGGTGCGGTCTTGTCCTCAACGCCGAAGGGCAAGAGAAGGCCGTTTTAGCCCACGCGCTCAAGATCGGCGAAGGTTGTCACCTATGGGCATGCGGTTTTTAACAGGTGGAGAATCTTCTCCAAACTGCGTCATCGGACTTGCTTTCGTTCTCGAACGAAGCGTGAATGAAGATGCGACAACGGGTATCGCGCCCGCGACAAAGAGCGTCGCGGAGAAAGGAGGTTTCAATGTTTGAGGTGATCCACGGAGGTAACCC